TCACAGTTGGAGCAGGTGCTGGACCTAACGCTGCAGGAAACCCATCTATTTTTAGTACAATAACATCAGCCGCTGGTGGTGGCGGTGGTGGAGCCCCATATGCACCAGGACCTACAACTTCTGGTGGCCCTGGAGGGTCAGGTGGTGGTGGCGGTGGAGGACCTAGTGGTACTGGTGGTACTGGAAACACACCTCCAGTAACTCCAGCTCAAGGACAAAATGGAGGAAATGGAGACCCAAGTCCGCCAAATTCTTCAGGTGGTGGTGGTGGCGCTGGCGCTGTTGGTGGTTCTGGGACTTCTGCAAGATCTGGTGGAGGTGGAGCAGGAGTAACAACAGAAATTACTGCATCTCCAGTTGTCTATGCTGCGGGTGGAGCAGGTAAAGGTTTAGGACCAACAGCAGATGGAAATGCAGCTACTTGTGGTGCAGGAGCTGATACTGCAGGAACAGCTAATAGAGGTAATGGTGGTGGAGGAGGTTGTAATGGAACAGGAGGATCTGGCATAGTTGTAATAAGATACAAATTTCAATAGGTAAATTATGAGTGAAGTAAAAGTAAATAAAATAAGTCCAAGAACAAATTGTGGCACAGTTCAATTAGGAGATAGTGGTGACACTATTACAATTCCTGCTGGTGCAACAATTACAAATAATGGAACACAATCAGGTTTTGGTAGAACAGGGACTGTTGATTGGCAGACAACTGCTAAAACAGGAAACTTTACTGCAGTTAGTGGTGAAGGATATTTTGTTGATACTACATCAGGCACTATAACAATGACTATGCCATCTGGTTCAGCAGGTGCAATAGTTTCAATACAAGATTATAATAAAACATTTGATGATAATGCTTTTACAATTACACCTGCAAGTGGACAAAAAATTAATGGTGGTACTGCTGATGGTAATTTAATAATTTCTACAGAAGGACAAGGTTTAACTTTTATTTATGTTGATTCGACAGTAGGTTGGAAAACAGTGCACGAAAATGAATTTATTTCTGGCGGATCTAATTTTATTGTTGCAACAGGTGGGACTATTACAACTTGTGGTAATGACAAAATTCATACTTTTACAGGTCCTGGAACTTTTACAGTTTCTTCTGCTGCAGCTTGTGCAGCAAATAATGAAGTTTCTTATGTCGTTGTAGCTGGTGGTGGTGGAGCTGGAACAGGATCAAATGTTTCAGGACAGACTGGTGGTGCAGGTGGAGGAGCGGGAGGTTATAGAGAAAGTAAATCTCCAGTAACACCTTATACAGCCAGTCCTTTAGATGGTAGGCCTAGCGCACCAAATAGAATTACAATTACAGCAACAGGTTTTCCAATTACAGTAGGTGGTGGTGGTGCTGGTGGCTGTCAGACTGGTCCTTTTACTACTGGTTTTGAAGGAACAGTTGGATCAAATTCAATATTTAGTACAATTACATCTGCTGGTGGTGGCAAAGGTGGTAGAGGTGGACCTTCACCAGGTGGTGATGGTGGAAATGGTGGATCAGGTGGAGGTGCAGGAGCTAATAATTGTACAGCAGGATCTGGAAATACTCCTCCAACAACTCCAGCTCAAGGAACTAACGGCAACACCGGTTCTGAAAATGCAGGTGGTGCTGGAGGTGGAGCAACAGCTGCGGGTGGAGCATCATCAAATTGTAATGGTGGAGATGGTGGAGCAGGGGCAACAACTTCTATTTCAGGATCACCAGTTGCAAGAGCAGGTGGTGGAGCAGGAGGTGGATTTGGTTCTAGTGGTGGAGGTTGTGGTGGAGCAGGTGGTGGCGGAGATGGAGGAGATGGTCCATCAGCAAGTAGTGGAACTGCGGGCACTGTCAACACAGGTGGTGGCGGTGGAGGAGCCCAAAGTAATTCAAATTCAGACCCAACTTCAGGTGGATCTGGTGGTTCAGGAATAGTAATAATAAGGTATAAATTTCAATAATTAATATGTATTTACTGATATTTAAAATTAATATATAAGGAGAAACATTATGGCACATTTTGCAAAATTAGGAGTTAACGGAAAAGTTATAAGTGTATTAACACTTGATAACAAAGATATGTTAAATGCTGATGGTGTTGAAGATGAATCAGTAGGTCAACAATATTTAGAGACACATAATAATTGGCCTGCACCTATGTGGATTCAAACATCTTATAACACATCTGGTAATCAACATAAATTAGGGGGTACACCTTTTAGAGGAAACTACGCAGGTATAGGTTATACTTGGGATGAGAATAATAATGTTTTTTGGCCTCCATCTCCTTTTCCATCTTGGGTAAAAGATAATACTACTGCTAGTTGGAAATCACCGATCGGCGATGCTCCTGCATTAACCGAAGAACAAGAAGCTCAAAATGCTGCAGATACTCACGTATGGGTATATCATTGGAATGAAGCTAATCAATCTTGGGACTTGACAGACGATTTGGCGTAGATTACAAAAGGTGGTGGTATGCAAAAGAAAGTATTATCTGAAATAGCATTATATTACGGTGATGTGGCTATGCCTAAAGATTGGGACATTGACCGAAATAAATTACAAGACGATATTTTAAAATCACAAGTCACAGATTCACCTCTACCATTTTCACGAACATTTGATATGCTTAATACTTATATCAGAGAGCATATAAATTTAAATTACAACTTTACCTTAATTAATAAAGAAACTTGGGGAAATGTTTATAAACCTGCGGAGACAACAATTCCTTTATTAAATATAGATCCAGTGGACTTACGTAATTCAGCAGATTACACATTATTATATGGTGTTAATGTTAAAAATTGTATGGTTAGAATACATTATGAAGATAATAGACGTAAAGGTAGAAGCTGGGACATACCATTAAAAAACAATAAGTTTATAATGTTTCCATCTACTAACATGTATTATTTAACCAATAACCAAGAGGATAGTTTAAATTTTGTGCAAACTATATCTTATGAATATATCTAATTATTATTGGTATTTTACTAGTGCACTAACACCTAAATTTTGTGATGAGGTTATTAAGTATGCTAATGCACAAAAAGAAACAATGGCTATCACTGGCGGATATGGAAGAGAAAGAAATTTAAATAAAAAACCTTTAAATAAAGAAGAGGTTAAAGATATAAAGAGAAAAAGAAATTCTGATTTAGTATGGTTAAACGATAAATGGATTTATAAAGAATTACATCCATATGTTCACGAAGCTAACAGAAATGCTGGTTGGAATTTTGATTGGGAAAGAAGTGAGTCTTGTCAGTTTACAAAATATAAATTAAATCAATATTACGATTGGCATTGTGATAGTTGGGATAAACCTTATCAAAGAGACGATGTTAATCACCCAGAGCACGGAAGAATTAGAAAACTATCTATGACTTGTCAATTAACAGATGGTTCAGAATATACAGGTGGTGAATTAGAATTTGATTTTAGAAACTATGATCCACACATGAGAGATGAATCTATACACAGAGTACAATGTAAAGAAATACTACCTAAAGGATCTATTATTGTGTTTCCTAGTTTTGTGTGGCATAGAGTTAAACCAGTAACATCAGGCACAAGATATAGTCTTGTAGTATGGCATTTAGGGAGGCCTTTTAGATAGTGTTTATAAATAGTTATTTTCCAACTGTAATATGGAGTGAAGACAAACCAGAGTTTGTAAAATCTTTAAATAAAGCAAGCAATAAATATATTAGCGATGCACGTAAAAGAGAAAAAGAATATATAAAAAAACACGGTGACTTTGGAAGATCATATCATTCAACACCACTCACAATGGACAATGATTTTTTAGATTTTAGAAATTACATTGGTCAAAAATCTTGGGAATATTTAGATCATCAGGGCTATGATATGTCACAATATAATACTATGTTTAGTGAGATGTGGGTACAAGAGTTTGCTAAAAAAGGGGGTGGTCATCACTCTGCACATATACATTGGAACCAACACGTATCAGGTTTTTACTTTTTAAAGTGTAGTGACAAAACTTCTTATCCTGTATTTCACGAACCAAAGACTGGTGCAAGAACAACAAAATTAAAAATGAAACCAAATTTAAAAGGTGTGTGGGCTGGCCACGAAATATTTCATATAAAACCTAAACCTGGAACGTTAGTTATATTTCCAGGATATTTAGAACATGAGTTTGCTGTTGATCATGGTAAAGAGCCATTTAGGTTTATACACTGGAATATTACAGCTATTCCAAAAGAAATGGCAAAAGATGGCTAGAGAACTTTTATCAAACATAGGATACATAAAAAGTAAATTAGATAAAGAGAGTATGAATAAATTAAAAACTTATATTAAGAATAAAAAAGGTAGTCATAAATCTTCATTAGCTGGAAACATAAGTAAGTCTTATAATTTAAAAGATACAGATAATTGGTTTTTTGAAAATGTTTTGTTAAAACTAGTAGATGAATATAGAGAAGATTTAAATGGAATTGTACCATCCGTTTTAACCAATAATTGTCGTTATGTTTTAAATTCTTTTTGGGTTAATTTTCAAAAAAAATATGAGTTCAATCCTATTCATAGCCATAGTCAAGCTGTTTTTTCATTTGTAGTTTGGGTAGAAATTCCGTCAAGTTATAAAAAAGAGAAAGAAATTCCTTTTATGAAAGAATCAAATAACCCTTCTTCAAATAGTTTTCAATTTATTTACACTAATATTTTAGGATCTGTTTCTACCGAAACATTTTGTTTAGAACCAGAAGATGTAGGAACTATTTTATTTTTTCCTGCTTCATTAAGTCATCAGGTATATCCTTTTTATTTATCTAACAAATATAGAATAAGTGTGTCTGGTAATATAGCATTAGATCCAAAACAAATAATACAATGAGTTTTAAAAAAAATAAATACACAGTTATTAGACAAGCAATATCAAAAGATTTAGCTTCGTTTATTGCAAATTATTTTTGTATGCAAAAACAAGTATATGATACCTGCCTTCAAGCTAGATACTTTTCACCCTTTGAAAGTATATTAGGTTATTATGAAGAACCGGATGGTCAAATACCAAATACATATTCTCAATACGCTAATATGGCTATGGAAACATTATTACTTAAATGTCAACCAGGTATGGAAAAAGCAACGGGATTAAAACTATACCCGGCTTACACTTATGCAAGAATATATAAAAAAGGGGATGAATTAAAGAGACACAAAGATAGGTTTAGTTGTGAGATATCAACCACTATGAATCTTGCCGGTGATGACTGGCCAATATATCTAGAGCCATCTGGTAAAGAAGGTATGAAAGGTGTCAAAGTAGATTTAAAACAAGGTGATATGTTAGTGTATTCTGGCTGTGAGCTAGAGCATTGGAGAGAAAAATTCAAAGGCAAAGAATGCGTACAAGTTTTTCTGCATTATAACAATCGTAAAACTCCAGGAGCGAAGAATAACATGTTTGACAAGCGTCCGCATTTAGGTCTTCCTTCTTGGTTTAAACGATGATATAATCTTTAGATGGGGGCTGTGTCACCACCACATACCACACAGTCCCCTTTTAAGGAATTTATATTATGTTTTTTGGCGGAACGTCCTTTGCAGGAGCACCTTTTGGAGATTCAGGATTTAATCCTAATGCATTTGTAAATGTATCTGGATCTAGAATAAACGAGTCTACAGGCACAGTTGGTTTAGTAGGTAATGCTAATATAAGCGTTACTGGTAATAGACTTAATTTTACTATTGGTAATGTAACTATTGTTGAAGGTACAGGTGTTATTGTATCTCCTGATGGTAGTCGTATTAATGTTACAAGTGGTGATCCAACTATTGTTGCAAAAGCACTAACAGCTGTAACAGGATCAAGAGTAG